ATAAGTTTATTCATCGTTACTCTCCAATTCAAAGCTAATCCAAATTTGACCATCATCCATTAAGTCAGCGTGTTGATAAAATTCCACTGGCTTGTCCTTAACGAACTCCTTTAACAAATCAATAAATTCATCTTCATCCATTTGCCGTAACTCCTACATCAACAAGATCAGCATCGCGTAATGCCGCTCTCAGGTTGTAATCATCAAGGCCAAAGTCTCTATAACCCTGCTCAATCATGTGATAGTAACCACCAGACGGTTGACGTAAATGGCTCTTGTTACCATTCATGTCGTAAGTAATCCAATCACCGTTGACCTTCCTGCGATCATACAAATGCGGATAACCTTCCAACGCATCCAAAGATTTTAGACAGTCCTCTGTGATCTCCCACAATACAACTGGCAAGATAGCATCTGCATCTGCACGAAAGTCAGCAACCCCGCGAAAGATCAAACGATAGTTAGGTAGGTAAAACCCACCCATTGGTTTGGCATTGGGGCAACGATGCGCCATAGCCTCTCTGTTGGTATTCATACCATATGCTAGATAATACATATTCTGTTTCCTTTTCTTTTCTAGATAAATTCTTTTATCATTTATGGGAAATGCTGTCAAGTAAATAAAAAAGAGGGGCTGAAACCTCCCCTCTTAGTATGCAATCACGATAAAGGAATACGCCAATTTGAAAGTCGCTTGCACTGCCAAGGTTCGAGAATCTTTATGAAAACACTTTTGGCGATCTCAGCACTCATGGCTTACTATATTTGTTTGGCGAAAGACGTAGGAATTGAACCCACATTTCTGAGGTTGGAACTCAGCGTGTTACCATTACACTAGACTTTCAATCTTTGTAATTAAATCTTTTTTATCCCATGCTCTGGCAATTCTTTTACCATCATCAAAAGCAACCCAGTTTCCACCAATTTTACGAACTTCAATATTTTCGTGTCCTTTAACAACCCAATCAGCAGTGCGTGTCCCAAAACCGTTTCCCATCCATTCAGTCGCTTTGGCTTTTGTTAGCTTGATCATTTTATCTCCTCTAAAATACTATCACCTTTATATATCTATCTTTCCCACTTGTCAAGAGAAAAAATAAAATAATTTATGTTTATTTTACGCAAGATTAAACTAGGCAAAGTATCTTGCCCACTTTGCGTTTGCGTAAATTATGTAATAAAATCAATGGTTTAATGTGTTTAGGCAAAATAGGCAAAATAGGTTAATTTTGCGTAAAAAATGTAATAAAATCAATAGTTTATTTAGGCAAAATTGCCCACCCCCCTATAAGGGGGGGTATATACAATCCCCCCCTATTGCGTAAATGTTGCGCGGTGACTTCGTTGCGTTATGGGAAAATGTGCCACCCGTAGCACTTGACCATCGTAGCATTTTTAGTAGAATGGCTGCGGGTCATAAGTCGTAAAATTGTTCGGGTAGGAGCGGTCATGCCGAAGGTAGGAATAAAAGAAGATAAAGTCCACGGGAATAGAAGGCTCAATCCAAAACAGCAGAAGTTTCTCGAAAACTATCTTCACGGGGATATGACACAAACAGCAGCAGCAAGAGAAGCAGGGTATTCGAACGCTAACGTCAGGGCTGTACAGCTTCTTAATAATCCCACTGTGAAAGAACGCCTCGAAGAGATGAGACAGGAGCTAGAAAGCAAGTACGGTGTCTCTGTGACTAAATCTGTTCGGGATATGCAACTGCTCAGAAATGAAGCATGGGCAGCAGGGAACTTCTCAGCAGCAATTAAAGCCGAAGAACTCAGGCTCAAAGTAACGGGATTAATGGTTGCTCGTAGCCATGTAACGCATGAAAATGTAGATAGCCTAACCCGTGACCAAATCGTTGAACAACTGCAAGAATTTATGGATCGTGCTAAAAATCGCATGATTGACGTTACACCAGCAGAAAATCCCATAGAAGCCGAACAAATCCCAGTAGCAGCGGATAGCGAGAACCCAGCAGAATAGCTGGATTGCCTAAAGGGGAGGGTCGGGCGTTCCCCAGCGGGGAAATGTTCGGGATGTGTCGGGGGGGTCGGGGTCGGGCTTTGTCATCGCCAGCGGCGGGATCGGGAGAATGCCGAAGAATTGTTCGGGATATTATACCATCGGGCTGCTGGGTGTGCAACTCGAACTCGGAGCAGCAGCCTCTCCTTTTGAAGATCGGGATCTCCCAGCGGGGAATGCAGAACAATTGTTCGGGATCGGGGCACTGCAGCGGGCTGGCATCGGGGCACACCGGGGTGTTTACCCGGATCTTACCCGGCAGCATCTCCTCCCACCCGGCGGAATCCCGCGTCCGGTTAGCTAACCCGAACAATTGTTCGAAGAGCCCCCGGCAGCTCGGCAGCGCCCGGCGGTTCCCGCCCGGCGTCCCGCCTGGATAAAAAAATTTATCTTAGGGGTTGACACTCTCTATAGTATGGGATAGTATGGGAGTATAGTTTAGTATGAGGAGTATATATAATGACTATCGGTGGATATAGAATGACTGATCGGGGTTTCGCAATCGAAGTTGAGGAATATGAAGCAGGGTGGAGTTTCCTTCTTCAAGGAGATGACGCGGATCATTTCAGAGAAGAGTGGACGAAAGCGAAAGACTACGGTTCAAGCTTCGGGGAGTTTCTGCGGGATCACGAATACAACACGCTGTTTCAATAATTTTTTCTGCTGGGCAATCTGCCCAGCATTTTTTTTGAGCTGGGCGCGAACAATTGTTCGGTTTATTTAAGCTGCAGCTCCCAGCACCCGCTGGTGAAGAAGATAAAAAAAATTATCTTTTTGTGTTGACAACGATATTAATGTGGGATAGTATGGGATTATTAAAACAGAAAAGGAATATAAAATGTCTAGAAGTTACCCAATTTGGAATAAAGTTACCGCTTGTATTTACGGCAGCAGCAAAAGCTACGGCGTAAAAGCCGAAGGTCAGGTTGATGTGGTCATTGGCACAAGCGCAAAGAATAGTCACGACTTCGTGAGCCACAGGACAACCCATAGGTTGCTTGACAATGGCGATAGAGAATATCGCTTTTTCGTTGATAACGTGTGCATCAAACGAGCAGTGCTTGCTAAAGGTTCAAGCAATATTGAATTTGTGGAGGTGGCGTGATGGAGAACCCATTAAAGAAATCAGATTTATTCAACACACCAAATAGCGCAGAAGATCTTCACGCATATATCGAGAGACTAAATGGAACGGATAAGGTTATGGCTTATACCATTATGGGCATGACTTGGAACCTAGCAAGTGTGAAGATTGATGAAGCCCTAACCAAGTAAATCGGGCAATCGGGCATCGGGCAGTCGGGGATCGGGGATTTCTGACTGTCTTTTTTTTGCCCCCTTTATATATTCTCTTTTTTTTTAAATTCAAAAAAATTCAAAAATTTGAAAATTTAAAAATAACCCGAACAATTGTACGTTTTTAAATTTTGGGCCCAAAATTTGCCGTCAAAATTAATTAAAAATAATCCCATAAAATCCCATTATTTACTTGAATTTAAGATAAAAAATATTATCTTAATAGGTATAGTTTAGTAAAAAAATGAGGATAAAAATTATGACTTACACAAGATCAAAAATATACGAGATGATTTGCAATGGTGCGACAATGGAAGAAATAACAAACGTTACTGGTAAAAATGAGCGGTTTGTTCGTTCTGTTATTTCTGAAATTAGACAACGTGGTAGGGAAATGGGTTTTGAAATTAAATTTGAAAATTTAACCTACAAAAAAGTAACAAGAGAAAACAATTATTATTTTGAAACAGATGAAGGAATTTATGAAGGGTTTCTTTATTTTGCAAATGAAAGTGATTTAATGGATCATTTTCAATATTTGTATAATTGCACAGCAAACGACATTGAATTTAGCACTGAATATAAACTTGGTCATATGTTCAAACAACATACTGGTACAATTGACCAAGATTTTTGCAAAAACCATAATTCAAAATTTGGTCTAGATGATCCAGATTTTTACAAAAATTCAGATTATGATCTTAACGATTTATATTATTAATTCAAAACAGAAAGATTTAAAAAATGACTGATTTAATATCACAAGGAATAGAAATAGAAATAGCAGGCCAATCAATATCAACGATAAAGCTTGCTTTTGAAAATGCAGGAATAAAAGGTTGCACTGTTGTACACGATGGAACGCCTAGCGTTGATGCAGAAATAGTATTGCCACCATTATGTTATTTCAATCTAGACGGTTCAACCTGCCAAGTATCAATTGAATATCTCAATAGCGTTTTAAGAGTATTAAAAAGACTAGATTGCCGTATCAATTCTTATTGTGGCCTACACGTTCATGTAGGCATTTATCCATTAGATGAAAGACAGACGGCTAGTAATTGGTCAACGTCCAGTATCCAATATAGAGAAAATACAGGACGTTATTATACGGACGGTTTGTTAAGTGATGCGATTGACGCTGTAGTTTGGTTTGATGTTCTTTATCGTTATTCAAGACAGCAAACTGCAATTGATCGTTTATTGCCTAGTAGCCGAACAAATAACCGTTATTGTTATGCTACAAACATTAGCGCTTTTGATGGACTAGACGCTAACAATGCCACAATCCAAAGTGTCAAATCATTAACACGCGGCAAGTTTTCATCAATCAATTTTGAAACTTGGCGCAATGGTACTGTAGAATTTAGACAGCATAGCGGTACTATTGAAATGGAAAAAATAGTTTATTGGTTACGTTTCATTAGAACGCTAGTTAACTGGTCCAGAAATAGCCGCGTTGAAACTGGTAGCGCTTCCAATACTGAAACGACACCAGAAAATCCATTCCGTAATGGTTCAAGGGTAGGCGTTCAATATTCACTTATGAGAAATGGTGGTGCAACAACACGCGAAATAATGGACGCAACTGGATGTAGTGAGCAAAGAGTAAGAGCCGCTGTTAGTGAGATACGCAATAGAGTAGGTCATAGCGCTGTTGTTACCAATACCATGCAAGCGAATGGCGCAAGATATGGGCAAGGTACAGACCACACTAGCTATGAAGTATTACAAGAAATAACCGTTGAAAATTCTGGTAGCGTATTAATGCCAGAAAATAGAATTGGTAACGCTAGTATCTGGTCAAATATTTGTGATGAAGACTTTGAGTATTGGCAAAATAGAACGCGAGCATTATACCGCAATTAAAATAAAATATCTTACAAACGGAAAGCCTGCTCTAAAGCAGGCTTTTTTATTTTCTAAGGTACCCTATGCAATTCTTACAATTGTTCAAAACGGGCGGGGATAGGGTAATAGCCCGCCCCTTTTTTGTTTTTGTCTTGACAAAAAACCTACACTAAGTTCCCCACAAACATTCACCCCAAAAAAAATTTTTTAAAAAATTCAAGGTACCCTATCCCCTTGACAGGTACCCTAGACTGTCCCATAATATACCACAAACGAAAGGATATAGGGTATGGCGGTTGAAGATTGGTATATGGTTTTTGGTCATGATTTAAATGAAAAGAAGCCAAATCCTCATATATTTGGGCCTCTTTTTCCTATGGTTGCGGATGGGTTTTATAAAGATATTGAAGCTGCTAAATCTTCTAAGCAATATTTTCAGGAGCTTCATCCTGATTTGAGGTTTTGTATATTGGAGGTGGTGAAAGAAAATGCCAAAGTATAGATTAACATACGGATCTACGTCTGAGTTTCATGCGCAGGGTCCGGGCGAGGTTGTGCCGTATATCCAAAAGGATCATTATTTAGGTGATGATGAGGAGCATAGATTCATGCGCAGGCTTGCGGGTGAGATGGTTGAGTGGAACAGGGGAACTTACTGTTACACGAGTAGGGACAGGCTTGCGCAGAGCATGATGAAAGAAGGTTTGTTAGAGTGTGTTGATTAAATTAAAAGTTGCTGTTAGGATGTGAATTAAGTTTTGTTGAGGAGGCTTAATTCATGAACGTGAGAACTGGCGCACCGATGGTTCCTATGGGCGGAATGCCTATGGGTGGTATGAATCCTTTACCTCCTCCGATGCCTGTACCGCCTATGGGTCAGCAAATGATGCCGCCTCAAGCTATGCCGATGCAGCAGGGTGCGGTTCCGGTTGCGCCACAGGTTCGTTCGAATGCGGGTAGGCGCAAGCGTTTTGGTGATAGTTTAGAGACTATGCTTGCGAGTAATGTTCGGCCTGCTGGACCTGTAGCGTCTGATCAGATGGCTGGCATGAATGTTTTCACGGGTCAGATGCCTAGAAGACCGATGCCTAGAGGTCAGATGATGGGTGGCACGGCTATGCAGCCTCCTGTTCGAAGAATGATGGGTGGTGGTTCTGTTCCTGTACCTCGTGAGACTGACATATATGGTCAGCCGCACATGTTGGC